TTATAGACAGAGAAAGTTTTTTGCTTTATGGATTGACCTAGGGGGTAAAGAATTAAGAGTTGACCAGGGGGACTATCTTATACAGGATTGGAACGGGGAGTACTCTGTGATGTCTGAAAAAATATTTGAAAAAATTTATAAAGTATTTGGATAATATGCTTATCTTTATCACCGTAACATAGATGTTTACGGTTCATTTATTTTATTTGATTGATTGTTATAAAGCTCTGAATTAAAACTCAGGGCTTTGTTTTTTTAAAAAAGAAAAGGGTATGGCAGTGTTTGATAGACAGTATAAAAAGGTATTAGAAGAAATCTATTATGGGGGATATAAGTATCAGGATCCTAATAGAAAAGGTGTAGAGAGAATTGAGATCCCTATGATTAATATTTATTGTAGACCATCAATATCTTTTCCTGCATTAACTACAAAGGAGATTTATTTTAAAGGAGCTATTGCTGAGTTGTTATTCTTTATGTCTGGTTCTACTGATATAAGGAAGCTTTGGGAAATGGGTGTTAGATTCTGGGATAAGGACTGGGCCAACTTCCACAAGTATTCTGATGCTGCAATGAATAATTTATATGAAGGCTGGAAGTCAAAGAAAAAAGAATATATTAGTAAGGATACAGCATCAGTGTATTCAATGGGTAGAATCTATTCTCATCAGTGGAGAAACGCCAATGGAGTTGATCAGTTATATAACCTTGTTTCTTCCATGATTAAAACACCTATGTCAACATCATTAATAGTTAACTCTTGGAATCCTGCAGACTTACCTAAGATGTGTTTACCTCCGTGTCATTATTCATTCCAAGTAATATGTCAACCAGTGGGTGATACGTATAAGTTTACACTTGCATGGAGTCAAAGGTCTACAGATTTTTTCTTGGGTACTCCGGTTAACATAATGTTCTATGCAGCACTAGCGCAAGTACTAGAAATATTCACGGGATATAAATGTATTGCAGTTATTGGAGAGTTGAAGAATGTCCATATATATGATAACCAAATTGAGGTAGCAAAAGAGTTGCTGGCTAGAGATCCAGAATTATATCTTGATAGTAGATTAGAAATAGATAAATCTAAGTTTAAACTTTTTTTAGAAAATCCATCAGCTTTAAACTTTAATAGTGTAATAAATTTATTATCTTTACAAGACTTTAACTTGGTGGGGTACAAGTGTTATCCAAAGTTAAAAGTAGATATGTTAAGTTATAATAAAAACTAAAAATCATGAGTACAGCATTTAAGAGTCTAAAAGGACGTAGAGTATTGGTTAATCAACCAGAGATGAAAGAGTCAGCTATCCAATTGAGTGAAGCAGACAAAGCACACATTGAACAAGAGTCAATGAAAAAGTGGACACGTTTAGAAGTGTTTGCAGTAGGTGAAGATGTTGCTACAATAAAAGCAGGTGATTCAGTTTATATTTCAGTAGCAGCAATTAAAGGTGCAGAAGTTATTGAAGTAGAAGAAACTATCAAGCTTATGTTGAGTGAGTATGATGTTGCAATTGTTTGGTAAGATGAGTCCCTTAGTTTGTGATACATATAAAAGAATGATGGGAAAGTCTGAGACATCTAGTACATATAATAAGAGTTTAAAAATTATGGCTGATCTTGCTGCAAATAAAAATCAAGAAATGTATAATGATTATATCAGGAAAACTGAAGCAAGTCCTTATGTAGGAGTAGATCCTTTTGCAGGAAAAAAACCTAAAGTAGTTACAGTACCAGATTGTACTGCTAAACCTTCTCCATTAAGACCAGCTCACTATGGTGGTGATGGAAATGCTTATGAAGTATTTAACGTACTTGAAGCATGGGGATTAGATAAAGACTTTTACTTAGGTAATGTAATTAAGTATATTGCAAGAGCAGGTAAAAAAGATTCTACTAAAGAATTAGAGGATCTGGAAAAAGCTGAAGTGTATTTAAAAAGAAGAATTGCTGAACTGAAAAAATGAGATGTTTATTACTTTTATTATTGTTATCATCTTGTGCCCATTATTCTACAGGCCCTAACTATAATCAGGGTGGGTCCCATAATGCTGATCTTGGTAATAGAGAAAGAATTGTTATGATGGAAGATGCCAACATGAAAAATAAAATGATTAAACATAGAGCATCTTCAAGGAGAGGTTTAAATAAAATAAAAAAAGTTAAAAAAAAGAAAGGCAGAAGGTTTATTAATTAAATAATTATACCTAATATTGCATACCTTTTTTTTCTCAGTTTTCGCTGGCTGAAGATTTCCCAATGAGTTTATTCTTATTGGGATTTTTTATTTATATTTGTACTGTATCATGCAATAATTACTAGACAGTTAGGTAAGAGAATCCTGGATAATTAATCTGGGATTTTGTTTTTATATTATTATTATGTATATTATATTATATCATTAATTATAAAGAATAACAATCATGGACATTTTAAATTTTATTTCCTGGATTAAAGCTAAGCGTTTAACTGCTACTCCTCCAGATGGATCTCTAATTGCTGTAGGCGCACCTACAACTAAAAGAGATGACAAGTATCTTACAGTAGCAATGACATTAAATGATGCAGTACAATCAGGCAGTATTGGTAATACTAAACATTATGAGTTAGATATTACAACTACTAGTGTTGTAATAGTAGATACTCCACGTGGTATTATTGATATTCTTGGTATGGGATCATCTGCTCCTTTAACTCCTGATGCAGCTTACGGTAGTTCAGTATCTTTTGTTATTGATAATTTAGATTTAGATCTTACCTTAGCTAATAGAGATAACATCTATGTACAATACTCTGTATATTATAACCAAACTATAACTGATAATACTATTCCACACTTAATTACTACAGGAATTACAACTGGATTAGGATTTACTCTTTATAATGCTAATCCTGCAATAGCTGGAGTTAATAACTGGGATGGTGCTTTATATGTATACTTTGAATTATACACAATTAATTAATAAATAAATAAATATAAACTATAAAAAATAAATAACATGGCAGCTCCAATAGCATTAAGAGAATCAAACATTAAAGTATATGCATCAGTATTGATGGATAACTCAGTATCATTAGAAGAAAAAGCAGTAGCATTAAATGCATTATATGATTTTTTTGTTAATACAAATACTAATACTGATGTATATAACACATTTGGATTAGGAGTATATTTCCGTGATGAGGATTCAGGTGATGTTAAAACTACACATGTACCTGCAGTAGTACCAGCTTAAGTAAAAACATTAAAAAAATAAATACCACAGATATAGTATATTTGTGGTATTTTAATATATAAAACTATGTTAAATAATATAACAAATTATACTAACCTTATCAATAATAGAAAGGTTAGAACACTATTAGATGCAACAGATTTGTTCACTATTGGTGTAAGAGATGCAAATTTCTACGGTAATTATCAACCAGCATTAATAACGGCAACTGATTTAGTTAATAGTGTTGCTAGTTTATTACCATCAACATTACCATATTGGTTAGAATATAATCAATCAGATCTTACTATTTGGAATAATGGTATGGGTAATATAGCATCTAATACATCATATGGTCAACAAGCATTTGCATCTAATACATTAGGTACTGAAAATACTGCAATTGGTTATCAATCTTGTTTAAACATTACAACTGGTAACTACAATACTGCATTAGGTGCTTATACATTAACTAATAATACTTCAGTTGCTAACACGGCTATTGGTTATGGAGCATTACAGTATAGTTCATCAGCTTCTGGTAATGTTGCAATTGGCATAAATGCAATGACACAGGCTACTTGTATTGATAATATTGCAATAGGAAATCTATCTATGCAATCTACAACGGGTAATGAAAGTACTAGTATTGGACATTTTACCTTAAGAAACAATACATCGGGTAGCAATAATACAGCATTAGGTAATATTGCTTTGCAACAAAATACCACTGGAACTGGAAATACGGCTATTGGTAAAGGAGCTTTAAGTAATAATACAGTAGCATTATTTAATACTGCAATTGGTACAAATGCTGCTGAATCTAATACAGTAGGTGAATTTAATACTTGTATAGGTGGCGCAACGTCAACTGGAAATTTTAGTAATTCTATAATTTTAGGATTTGGTGCAACAGCAGTAGCAAACAATCAATTTGTGGCTGGATCAGTAGCAACTAATGCGGGTTCAGTAACAGTAGAAGTAAACACCTCTACTCAAGTATGGAATGTAGTTATTAATGGTGTAGCAAGAAAAATCTTATTAGCATAATAATTAACTTAAAAATAAATAAATACAATGGACGTTTTAAATTTCATCTCTTGGCTTAAGAGCAAGAGACAAGTAACAACAGTAAATGCATCTCAAACTTTAATCCCATTAGGATTAAAAGATGCAAGAAGAAGTGATGGTTATCTTCCAGGTGCAATATCAGTAGAGGATTTATTAGCAGGAGCAACACCACCAGTATTACCAAATGATAATACTGCATATGGAGAAAAT